CATGATCTGTGAACCGGAGCCCGAGAAGGGCTCGTAGCAGAGCCCGCCCCGCGTGACGTGCTGGCGCATCGGGATGCCGAAGGCGTCGAGCGGTTTCGGCGTCGGGTGGTCGGGCCGGTCGTCCTTGGCGAAGCTCGGCAGCGCCCATGTCGAGGGCAGCGTTTCCTCGGCCACCTTCGGCGGCCGGTTCGGGCGGCGCCAACCCATGAAGCACGGCTCGTGCTTCCAGAGGTAGTGCGACCTGGTCAGCACCCCGCGGTCCTTCACCCAGATGATTTGCTGGTGCACGAAGGCCCCGGCCTTTTCCCAGCAGGCCTCCAGCATCGCCTGGCGGCGCGAGGCGTGCCAGCAATACCAGGCCGCGTCCTCGGTGATCGCCTCCGCCACCGCGGCGGCGATGAAACCGTCGTAGATCTCGGCGCCCTGGCTGCTGTCGTCCCAGGTGGTGCCGTAGCTCTGGCTCCAATCCTTGTTTCGGGTCGGATGGTTTGAGCCGTCGTAATCCACCAGGTAGGGCGGGTCGGTCGCGAACAGGATCGCCCGCTCGCCGTTCATCAGGCGGTGCACGTCGGCGGCGCTGGTGCTGTCACCGCAGAGCAGACGGTGGTCCCCGAGGATCCAGAGATCGCCGGTCCGCGAGGCCGGATTGCGCGGGGGTTCGGGGATGGTCACCGGCGGCACGGAGCCCCCGGCGCCACCTTCTTCGCCGTCCCCCTCCGGCACGAAGGCCAGCAGCTTGTCGAGCTCGCCGTCGGAGAAGCCGGCCAGCGACAGGTCGAAATCTTCGGCCAGCAAGTAGTTCAGTTCCGCCGAAAGCAGGGCGTCATCCCAAGTCCCTAATTCTGTTAATTTATTATCTGCGATACGATAGGCCCGGCGCTGCGCCTCGGTCAGATGGCCAAGCACGATCACCGGGGCCTCGGTCAGCCCCAGCTGCGTCGCAGCCAGCACCCGGCCGTGACCCGCAATCAACTCGCCGTCCTCGGCGACGAGGCATGGCACGGTCCAACCGAACTCGGCCATGCTGGCGGCGATCTTCGCAACCTGATCCGCGCCATGGGTTTTGGCATTGCGGGCATAGGGCTGCAAGCGCGCGAGCGACCATTGCTCAATGCGCTCCGGGGCGAAGCTGAGGGTCATCTGGTGATCCTGTTTGATTGATGGCGGTGGACTCCGCCAATGCGGGGTCCAGTGGCTTCCAGGGTGGACTCCGGAGTCCAGGGTATCCACCCCGGAATCCACCGGCCAAACTGCTGTTATTGCGTGGTTATTTCTGGTTTTGGGGGTGGACTCCGGACGGGGTGGACTCCCAAAAAAACGGCTCTGACGCTGGCGATATGCCGCGCTTCGCCCCCCAGCATACGTTTTCTGCCGGAAAGGAACCGGAAAACAAATGGTTAGAGTTTCCGCTCAGTCCCACCCGGTCACCGGTCGATCAGAAAACCGTTCTCCACCCTCGCGCTTCGTCAACTGCCTGCCAACTTCGTTTCGACCCCTTTGGACCCCGATCTGGAGTCCGGCCCGGACTCTGGGGTCCACCACGGCATCTGCGCCAAAGCAAAAGGGAGAGCGAGCCTTTCCGGCGCACTCTCCCCATCTTGCCTTCAGAATAGCACGAACTTGTTGCAGATGTCGAAGGGAAAAGTGTTGCAACACATTGGAGTCGCTCATGCATTCAGTCGCGCCGCGATCTTGGTCAGCGCCAGCTGCCAGCGTCGCCACGCGGTGGTGCGGTCGCAGCCCAGCTCACCGCTGATCTGCTTCCACGGCACACGGGCCGCTCGCGACCAGACGAGCTTGCGCTCGGCCTCATCAATCCACAGCACCCAGTCCGATGTCTGCTCCAGCCGGGTGATGGCAGCGGCCGATGGCCAGACCCGCATCGGCTCGGGTTCCATCGCGGCAATCTCGCGGGTGGTGCGGACGATCTGCGGCCAGGCGTTGAAGAACCCTTGCGCCCTCACCGGCGGCAGCTTGCGCAGGGTGCGGAACGCCTCCTCGAAATGATCGGCCACGCACTCGACCGTCCAGATGCGGTCAGCCATGCCGGACCTCCTTTCCCATCGGGCGTCGCCCGTAAAGCTTCTCGCCAAGTTGGCGGACCAGTTCGCGTTCCGGCCATGTCAGACGCTGATCGTCGGCCGACACCGCCAGCACGCCCTGTTCGTGCCAGCCCTCGCGCTTGACCTGATCGGGGTCGCGGCGCTGGCCGCCGTAACCGTGGGGATGCCACCTCATGCGACACCCCCGTTCGTTGCGATGGCCCAGAGCAGAAGCGCGATCGCGTCAGCCTCGTTGTCGTCGGCGGGGTTGAAGCCACGGGCCCGGGCAGCGGCGATCATCGCGTCCTTGTCGGCATTGCCCTTGCCTGTGGCGTGGCGCTTGATGGTGCCGACCGGGACGCCTTGATACGGGATGCCCCGCAGCTCGGCCCAACTGGTCAAGCTGGCCATCAGGCCGCCATAGACGTGGGCGGCGTCGGTGCCTGCATGGCGCCGCACCTCTTCGAACCAGATGGCCGAGATCGGTCCAGACAGGCGATCGATCTCGGTCAGCCAGTTGGTGAAGCGCAGGTAGCGCATGCCGCCACCGTCGAAACGTCCGGGGCGGAAGCTGGCGGTGCCACTGGTGATCAGCCCGTCGTATCCGCGCAGCGCCCAGCCGGTTGTGGTGCCGAGATCGAGGGCGATGGTTGCCATGAGCCGCGGGGATGCGCCCGACAATGGGGGCTTTGCCTGGGGCTCGGTCAGAGTCAGAGTCGTCGATGCCATGATGGGTCTCCGTTGAATGAGGGGGATTCGTTTTTGGTGGAGGGCGGCGGTGGCATTGTGCTTGGCGGTACTGGCCATCGTCGTCCGACAGATCCGCCCATAGGAGGCGCACGCGGATAACCCATACGGATGGGGAGAGAGGCCAAACCTGCTGGTTGGCCTCCCCATACGTAGTATGGGGGCTTCATTCTCTTTGACTTATTTTGGGTGCATCCAATTGATTTCATTTGGATTTCACCGTTTTTTTGAAGTCGAAGGGGCGTGGCCGACGACTTCGACTTCGACTTCCGTAAGCCATTGTTTTCGTTGAAATATGACAAAGGCAAGTCGAAGTCGAAGTGCCTCGACATGAAGTCAAAGTCAGTCATTGACGCCCTCCGGGTAGACCCAGACGGCGGGATTTTCGACCTCGAGACAGACCCCGGAATGGGGGCATTTGTAGTGGCTGGGATGAACTGTCACCCCTTCACCGAGAACCTCGCCTGTCTCGGGGTTGATCACTGGCGCGTGGCCAAACCGCATACCCTCGACGCAGAGGTAGCCAAACCGGGATCGTACGTTCGGGTAGTCGAACTCGGTCGCGTCGCGACGAAACTTCACCTGTCCCTTGGTCGACAGGACGGCCAAGCGGTCTCGGATTGTGTATTTGCTGCCAAGCCCAGCCTTGTTCTCAAAGGCATCGCCAAACTGTGTGGAGGTGTAAAGGCGCCCTTCGACCGCTTCCTCAAACAGGATGCCAAGGATCACGTCTCGTTTGCGTAGCCGCTCGGCATCATGTTTGGCGCCCGTTTCCTGCCGGACCAGCCGCTCATACCGGGCATCGATTTGCACCCATGCGCCCTGCACCTTGTCGATGATCATGGCGGGCAGCGCAGGACCATTGCGCAACTCGATCTCCAGTCTGCGCTCGCTCCGGTCTTCGTCGGGGCGATGCATGATCAGGCCAGAGGTGTAGAAGCCGCGCAGCGCGCTGGCCCCTGAGAGCGCCAGGAACGGATCGTCCTTGACCTGGTTTTTGGCCGCCTTGCGAGTGTGGTGGGCGAGGATCACGCCCGCACCCGGGTTCACCGCCTCGCGCAGCACCTCCACCCGATCCTTGAGAAAGAACATCATCGCGTCGTTGTCGTTCTCACCACCGCCCTCGGGGCCGCCGTCAAAGAGGTTCCGGATCGGGTCGATGCAAAGGATGTCAGGCGGCGCATCAGGGAAAGCGACGCGGATTGCCTCGGTGATCTTGGCGATGCCATCCTCGTTCAAAAGCAGCTTCAGCTTCGGGGTGGCGACAAAGGTCGCGCGCGCGGCGGCAATCACAAGCGGCGGCAGGGCGATCTGCTGCAGACGTTCGCGCAGGTAGTGGTACTGGATCTCCGCCTGCAGGTAGAAAACCCGCAGGGGTCGCGGCGGGGTGAAGCCGAGGAACGGGATCCCGGCCGCCATGTGCACCAACCAGGAGATCAGGAAATCGCTCTTGCCCACCTTCGGGGCGCCGCCCAGCACCAGCAGGCCGCCCGGCGTCAGCACGCGCGGGGCGATCAGGTCCTCAGGCATGGGGGACCGGTCGTCGAGCAAGGCGCCCAGCGTGAAGGACGACAGTGGCCCCGGCTGGTTTCGTGCCGCGGCCGATGTGTCGAGCCGGATCAGCGGCGGGCCGTTCTTCTCGATATGCCTGGCCCAGAGCCGCTCGGATTCCGCTTTCAGGCGATCCTCTGGCCAGCTCGGGCGAAGGGCTGCGGCATTGTAGCCCCGGATTGCCTCCCAGCCATCGTCGGGCGACATCCGGCCCTCATGCACCATGCGCAGGAAATGCCCGATGGCGACGCTGGCCCCGGTGAAGCGGCTCCACTCATCCTGATCGCCTTCCCGGATCGGCGTGGTCAGCACGGCGTCGAGCGACGGCTTGCCGGGGGCGACGGCCCCGCTGCTGGTCATGCCTGCGCCCGGGATCGGCGGCATCTCCGCCACCCGTTCCGCGAACTCGTCGAGATCGACTTCCACGGCATGCTGCTCGCGGATCTGCACCAGGCGCTGATGACCGTGCTTGTGATAAACCGACCCTGCCACCCGGATCGGCTGGTGGGCGGAGCGGAAATGGGTGTCGCCGCCGACCTTGAGCGCGATCTCGCCGCGCAGGCGACAAAGCTCGGCCAGCGCCGCCCCCTCGGCGGGTTCGGTCATCTTCCACCAGACATGCAGCTTGCTGGCGCCCTCTGAGGTACGACCGCCGCTCTCGATGATCAGGGTGGGCTGGCCAAGATGGTGCAGCAGATGCTCGAGCTTGGCGGGGATATCGCCCGCGTCGAGATCGACGACCAGTGCCTGCATCTGCAGCACATCGGCGGATTTGGCCTGTCCGACCTCGGCGACCGTGCCGGGGATCACATAGACGGCCGCCCCTTCGCGCCAGGCCCAGTTGGCAAATGTCGCGAGCTTGCCCGGCGCGGTGGCATCGGCGCCGATCCAGATATTGTGGGGCCGTCCCTCCTTGCCCTGTCCCATGTCGACAAAACCCCGGACCGGGATCAGACCGTCGGAATAGCCGAACACGACATCGAGGAAGGTCTCGATCTGCGCAGGGTCCGGTTCGACGCCGAACGGATCCTCGATCGAGGGCGCGTCGTTGAAATCCTGCCAGGGATTGAAATGGATGATATTGTCGTCGCTCATGCCGAGGGCTCCGCCCGTTCGTGGCTGAAACGCTCCACTGGAGAGTTTCCGGGACGCCGCTCACTCCAGCAGCGTTCGGCCCACGGGCAGAAGCGGCATTCAAAGAAGTCGCGGCTGGTGGCGATGCGGGGCAGCAATTCGCCCGCGTCTGTCGCCCGCAGGATACGCACCGCCCGGTCGGACATGCGCTGTGCGAGGGCGGCATCGAAGGGCACCAACTCGTGGTGCATCTCGGCCGTATCCTTGTTGATGGCAGTGAACACAGCTGGCGCGGCGCTGATGCCGGGCACGCTGGCTTCCATGTAGGCCTGGTAGAGGGCGATCTGGGCGGCATAGACCGGCTTCGAAATGGTGACCCCGTCCTTGATGCAGGCACGCCAGTTTTTGGCGTTCATGGTCTTGCATTCCCAGAGCGCGGGAACGACCAGTCCGAGACCTTCAGGCCCTTTGGCGATGATACCGTCGACATGGCCGCGCACCCGGCCGCCGGCGACGGAGAAACCGAACTGGCCGCCATCGGGGCGGTTGCCCTTTCGGGCGTAGAGATCAAAGCCCGCGCCGCGCAGCCACTGCACGGCCAGATCCTCGAGGGAATGGCCGATGGCGAAGATGCGCAATAGCTGCCCGGAGAACTCTTGCCCCTCGTCCTTCGGCGCATGGGTGAACTCGAACTGCAGGGCCCGTTCGCAGGCGTGGCCAAGGCGAGAGCCGCCGAGATATTCGCGCGGGGTGCCTGCGGCATTGTCAGCGGTAAGTGCTGCGTCGACAGCGGCGTTCACCGTCTCGGCGAACTTGGGTTTGTGATTGAAATCCAGCGTCAAAACGGCACCTCCGTGTTGCTGGCGATCGCCAGCATCTCGGCGCGGAAGGCCTCGACGGTGGTGACGATCAGCCGCTGCATGTCGTTGGCGCTGAGGCCGGAGAGTGGGCGGTCCCAGCCGATCTGATCCATCACAGGTGCAAGCGCGCGCATCACGGCGGGCAGCGCCGCGGTTTCTTCTTCGGTGAAATCGGTCACGGTCAGTCCTTTCTTGGCTTTGTGTGCAAAGAGCCCTTGGCAGGGCATCGAGCAGAACCAGTGGTGCCGGCGCTGCGAACGCGGGCGGGTGGGATCGAACCAGCCAAAACCCCGTGTGCGGGATGTGCAGACGGCGCAGAGCAGCGGGCGGGGATGCCAAAGGCGATCAGGGCGCGGTCGATCCGCAGCCGGCGCGGGCGCGGACGTGATTTGCGCGACATGGGTCATGCGGCCCGCCGCGCGTCGGGGGTCGTTGCCATGATCAGCTGACGGATCGCCCGCTTGTTGAAGGTGAAGGTCATTAGCGCCGAGGCGTGATAGCGGGTCAGGCCGTAATTCTGCCGGTAGGCGGGCGGCAGATATTGCAGCTGTTTTTCCGTGGCGGCCTGGTTCAGCCAGCCGCGCGTCTTGAAGGCGCTCTCGTCGGTCTCGACCTCGTTCAGCCAGTCGTCGGCCTGTGCGAGGCAGACGGTCCGTTCGCCGATGCCCAGCAAACGCGGACTCTGCCCTTTCGCGCCGCCAACCGCGTGCCAGCGTCCTTCCAGAAAAAAGATGCCGCCCCAGGCATTGAAACCGTTGGCCATCAGCGCGTCATCGGCCCCGAAGAGGTCGATCCAGGCGAAGCTGGACCGCTTCAAGAGATCGATCTCCGTCATGATGAAGCCGCTCAGCGTGCCATCATCCGCCTCTTGTGAACGCAGGTCCTCCTCGCACTCGAACACCTCGCCGCAAAGCGGGCATTCTGAGCAGGCCAGCGGGATATCCGCCCCACAGGCCGGGCAGACCTTGGTCGGGGCCTCGCCGGTCTCGGTCTTGCCGTCGAGGTCGGCGTCCTGTTCCAGGGTGCCGTGGATCAGGCTCGACGTGCCGAAATCCAGCACGATGCAATCGATCTTTACGACGCCGGGGTGTTCCTCCGGATCGATAGTGCGCAGGCCGCGCCCGACCATCTGGATCATGGTGGATTTGTAGGAGCTGGGGCGCAGCAACACGACGCAGGATGTCGGCGGATGGTCCCAGCCCTCAATGAGCACGGCCACGTTGACGATGACGCGAATCTTTCCGGCGGCATAGGCGGCAAGAATGGCCTTGCGGGTGTCGGCCGTCAGATCGCCATGGATCAGCGCGGCAGGCACGTCGGCCGCGTTGAAGGCCTCAGTCACATGCGCGGCATGGGCAACGGTGGAGCAGAAAACGACGGTCTGGCGATCGCTTGCCTTGTCCTTCCAGTGGTGGATCACCTCCTCGGTGACAGGCGCGCGGTCCATGATCCCCGCGACCTCGTTCATGTCGAAATCCGCGAGCGTTTTGCGCACGGCGCGCAATTTGTCCTGCACGCCAACATCGATGACAAATGTGCGGGGCGGCACCAGATGGCCGGAGGCGATCAGCTCACCCAGACGCACCTGATCGGCGACATTGTCGAACACCTCGCGCAGGCCCTTGCGATCGCCGCGGTTCGGCGTGGCGGTGACCCCGAAGATCCGGGCGTCTGGGTTGGCAGCGCGGACATGGTCGATGATGCGGCGGTAGCTCTCGGCGACCGCATGATGCGCCTCGTCGATCACCAGAAGATCGAGCTTCGGCATGGCGGCGAGATTGCCGATCCGCGCCAAGGTCGGCACCATGGCGAAGATCACCTGACCCGCCCATGACTTGGCGCTGGCATCGATGACCGAGGTGGTCAGGCCCGGATTGACCCGGGCGAACTTGCCCCGGTTCTGGTCGGTCAATTCATCGCGATGCGCCAGCACGCAGGCCTTGGCGGCGCTATCGCCGATCACCTCCCCGGTGACCGCCGACAGCATGATCGTCTTTCCCGCGCCGGTTGGCGCGATACCCAGCGTGTTGCCGTGGGCATCAAGCGCAGCAATGCTGCGCTCGACGAAGGTTTTCTGACGGGGGCGGAGCCGCATGGTCGGTCCCTCACTCGGCCCAGCTGGGGCGCCCGGAAAAACCGGGGGCCGCAGGGGATTGCGGAGTCTGCGGTTGCGGCGTGGGCGCGGTGTAGCCCTGAGCCGGGGCGGCGTAGCCCTGCTGCGGCGCGCTCATTACCGGGGGCTGGCCGTAACCCTGCATCTGAGCGGCCGATCCTTGCCCCATCAGCTGCGCATAATCGCGGTGGCTGGGCGTGACGGCCGAGCGAACCTCGTTCTTGTCCTCGCCGTTGGTGTCGGAACCGATGTCCATCCGGGCGATGAATTCGATCCCGTCCAGTTCAGCAAAGCCGCCGATCCGGCGTTTGGCCTGCGCTTGCGGCGAGTTGTCCTTGTCATCGAGCCCGCGCGCCGAGTTCAGGATGCCCTTGATCAGGCCACGCCCGGCGTTCGCCCAATCGGGGCCCTTCGGGCTGTAAAGCCCGATCAGCGACCAGATCTTGCGTTTGGCAAAGGGCCCTTCGACCACGGTATATTCGGCGTCGAGATAGACAGCTCCGGTGGCGCCGCGTTTGGCATAGCCGCCGGTCCAACCTTGGGAGGGATCATCGAAGCCGCCGGGGCGAATGGTCAGTCGCACCTTGGCGAGCGTGCCCTTCGGGATGACGTTGCTGTTGCTTTGCGCGGAGTTGAAGTCGTTCCAGAGACCAGTCATCGGATTTGTCCTTTCAGTCGGCGATGGGGGAATTGGATTGGTCAGCGCCGCCGACCGCCGATGGAGCGGGCAGCTGTGGCGGTGCAAAGGTCAGGCGTCGTTCCACGGGGATCAGGGGCCCGCGGATTTTCTCCATCAGTTGGCCCAGATGCGGCGGCTCCAGCAGCGCGAGGCGCCCCGAGCGGTCCTTGGCCGGATAGCCCCAGGGGTTCAGCGTCTGGCAGACGAAGCCCCGCTGCGGTTGACCCTGCGCGTCGGGCACATCGATCATGGTGATGACCTGATCGACGATCCCGGGCAGTTCCAACCCGGTCTTGGAGCCGTCGATCTGCGGTGAGAACACCTTGCGGTTGAAGTCATCCAGCTTCTGATCGAGGATGCCGACGAACCAGACGTTCTTGCCGCGTGTGTGCTGCAGATGCGTGAGCCAGGCGATCATCTCGCGGCCATGGAGCCCGTAAGCACCCCGGACATCCGGCTTGCCGGTTTTCTCCGACATTGCTTCGGGTTGGCCCTTGCACCACTGGAAGCACAGACGCCCGGCGACCGTGATCGAGTCGATGAACACCGTGTCGTATTTGTCGAGCGCGGCGGGATCGCCAAACCGCCCGCGGACCTCATCGCAATGCGCCTGGCTGTAGGGCTGGTCGGCACGGAGCGCCGGGTTCGGACCGCCGATGAACACCGCGAAGTCCCGGCATTCCTTCCAGGTGCGCGGACGGATCACGTCGATCGCCAGCCCCTCGATGGCCAGGTCCCCGGCTTCGAGATCGAAGAACAATGTGGTCGTCGCCCACAGCGTCCACAGCAAGGTGGTTTTGCCAATCCCGGACGGGCCGAAGATGACGCCCTTGATGCCGCGCTGTTCGGCCATGCGCTGATCGGCGGTGATGATGGGGAGTGCACCGGTCATGCCGACACCCCCTGCCGCGCCTGCAGCGCATCAGCGTCGTCGGCGGTTACCGCTACGTAGAGCGCATCCAGACGGTCAGCTTCGTTCAGGCATTCCTTGCCCTTGCGCCGCATGAAACGACGGGCATCGTCGAGCAGGTCGGGTTCCGCGATGAGGTCCGGGATCGCGACGTATTCCTCGGCGCTTTCCACGAAGTAGGACTTCGAGCGCAGGTCCTGGACAAATGGCGCGAATGTCTCGCTGATCGCAGAGAAATCCGACTGCCCCAAAACGTCGTTCTGGTTGCGCAGGATGCGCTTGACCTCGGTGATGATCCCGGTGCGAAGCATCCGCATCGCACCCTCCTGCCGCGCCTGCGCACAGGTGAGCGGAAATGCTGTCTGCATCATGTCATCGGCGATTTTCGGGGCGTTGTTTCCGAGCTGAGAGGCAGCCTCCCAGACACCTTCGGCAAAACCCGCTGATTGGCTATCGAGCATCAAACCACTCCTTGATTGTTGTGAAAGCTGCTGACCCTTGGGCGATGGCGTTGGCATCGAGGTCGTGAAACGGGGTATCCTGGGCCTGACGCATGCCGCCGCGGGCAAGGGCGAGGTTCCCTTCCGAAGCCCACTCGGCAAAGGCGCGGAACGTGCCGGTGACATGCCGCCACGCCGCCTGCTCGGGCGTCGGAGGAACATAGAGCGGGTTGCGCCGGCTGGCGGGCCGCTGCGGGCGCAACCCACGCATCGCGGCATCGACCACCATCTTGCGCAGGGCCGCGCGCGTCGGTTCCTCGCCACGTTCCAACCGATCATCAAGCGCACGGCGCACGATGCCGGGGTCTGCCGCCTCGGCGTCGCGGATCTGGCGGGCCTCGTGAATTTCATCGCGGCGCATGCCAAGATCGGCTGCCGAAGCAGTGTTGTGGTCCTCAACACTGCTCCTGTCGCCACCGTTGCGCTTTATCTCGCCCCGTGCCTGCGCCGCATCGTATTCGTCCGCCAGCCGGCGCTTGGCGCGGGCCTCGATCTCGAGCGCATGGGCCTGAGCGCGATGCGCCGCAGCGACGAGATCGTCATGGGCGCTCTTGGCGCGTTGCAGCCGGGCGGCGCGTTTCGCCACGTCGTAGGCCAGTCCGGCCACCTCGCGCGCCTCGAGTACTTCGGCCGCGGACTTCGCGCCCGAGAGCATGCTGGTGGCGCGGTCGATCAGGCTGGGCAGGTCGTGCGACGGGGCCGATACCGGGGCGAGCAGGCTCATTGATCGCCCCCCTGCGGAACGATTTCGATCTTCAGCGTGCCGGTGCGCACCGTGCGCGCGGGCTCGAAACCGGCGCGGATTGCATCGGGCCAGGCGACATATTTGCGCTCGGGCACCTTGTAGGCGATATCGACATACTGAGCGGGATCGTCTTTGGCCGCGCGCATGCGCTCGACCATGGCGGCGAGCCGGTCCTGATCCCAATCGACCCGCTTCGGCAGATCGGCGACCACGGTGAAATCGCCCTCGTCGAAGCGCACCGTGCCAGTGTCCTTGGCCTGCGACTGGCGTTCCTCGGCGGCGCGGGTCGCAAAACGGACCTCCAGCGCCCCGTCGAGGCGGGACTTCGCGGCCTTGTCGCGCTTGAGGCGCTCGTCGACATCGCGCTGCAGGACGGCCAGCAGTTCGATCGGCAGCCGGGCGATGTCTTGCAGGCCGAGGCTCGGCAGATCATCGACAGTGGGGGAATTCGCGGGAAACGGCATCTTAGGGTCTCCATGATTGGCAAAAAGGGATTGGAGGGCGGTCAACAGGCAGCCTCTTGCTCAGCGAGCAGCAGCGCGGACAGCGAGACGGCTGCGGCCTTCGGCTTCGGTCGGGCGACGGCGATGTAGGCGAATTGGTCGGTGCCGATCCGTTCCTGGACGAGATGCACGAGGCCCCGTTCGGCGGCCCAGAAGGCGCGGGATCCGAGCCGCGTCAGTTCCGTCCGCTGCTGGTCCGGCAGGCGGGCGAACATCGGGAAGATGTCGAGGGCCAGAAAGCCGCGGTGGTATTCCAGCCTGTCGCCGGGCACGGCCTGGCCAATCCAGGCGCAGAACTCGATTTCGGCGAGCGGTCGGCTAGCGCGGACCGTGATGAAGGGTGTGGTTCCCATAAACATGATCTCCTCCTTTCCCCGCTACTCAGGCCGCCGCGACATCGTCCCAGGCGGGACCGAGGTCGGTTCGGCGTCGTTGATCGCGGCGTTGTGCAGGTCGCCCGG